GATGTCACCGGTTTCGTTCGTGCTGCTCGACCCCCCGGTGGTTTTCCACTGCCATGCAACGAAAGTTCCGCTTGATCGGTTAAAATTTACATCCGTTGTGTCGAGATCAAAACCGTCCGTTTCAAACGTGATTTGCGCGGGGCTATCCGTATCCTCGGCGTCACTTGAGTTAGTTTTGAGACGCTGGGTTACCCCTCGAACACTGTCGATAAAAACATGGTTATCGCCATTTGACCGGGGAGCTAAATACCAGAGGTCCGGTTTAAAGTCGCCAGCATTGGCATCGTTCGTAACCGCTAGGCCGCTGCTGCCGTTGCCCGTGTATAGCTGAGTGTGAAAATACTCTGAACCATCTTTGATTGTTGATGCGGGCAGGTTGGCACTTGTCAACTCTTTAAAATCGGTAGTTGGTGTTCCGCTTAAACCTTGGAAAGTCGCTGTAATAATTGTGCCGCTTGCATACGGCGCACAACCAAAATGAAGTGAATTATGACCAGTTAAACCAACCGTGTTGCTAACGCCTGTTGATGCTGGAAAAATTTCTGCGCCATCATCAAAAATTTTAATAGTGTCATTACTGCCATCGTATTCAATACGCATCAGGCTGTTGGCTGCGCCAGTTCCAAGATCAGTTACTACACTTGAATTTTTTACAATTTCACCTGTGCCAAGATTATAGCCGTACATATAGTTGTTGCCGGTGGTAGCGTTATGGTTTCCAATTTGAAAAATACCAACGTAGCCAAATGTACCGGCGCTTTTCTGAAACTCACAAACGTATTTACCACCGTCATCAATCGCAAATGTTGATGTAGCCCACTGGTACGCATTACCACTTGCAGTTGCTACGAGGTTGCCATCTGACAGTCCTGCCCCTGCCCACAATGGATTGAGGGTTGATGCGTTCAAAGTCGGCGTATCTGACTTCTGATCCGCCGCTGCTAGGCCACTGCTAAAAAAGTTATTTCCTAGTGTTGAATTGTCTACCCAAACAACTTGACCAAGATCGGCTGCGGCATCCCCTTGAGCTATCGCAATACGAACAGTATTTGTGCTTGTTTGAGAGAACGTATGGACATCAGAGCCATTACGAATAAGTTTAATTGTCCCGCTGCTACGGGTCATTTTCCAAGTGTCGCCATCAGCGATTGTCGTAGCGTTTACCTGAACAGCGCTGCCATAAAAAATATCTCTGTTAGCAGATACCGATGATGTCTGTATGTACCAACTATCAGTCATGTTTTGCATGTTGCCAGCAGATGAACTGTCACTAAAAGTTCCGTCTTCGCCGGTTTCGTACACACCAATGACAAAGTTAGCCATATTGTTGTAGCGCCACGAAAATTCAAAGTCTCCGGTAAACGTATCAGCAGTTCTTATCGCCTTGTTGTCTGTGTCCGCTTCAAGACGACCATTACTGTAAGTGTAGCTGCCTGTCGCACCAGTATACTGAGATGCGGCATAGCTAATTACCTGATCTCCAGAGATTCTAACGTCTTCGCCAAGAGCAGTGGAGTCAGCCCCTGTAATATAAAAGCCTTCGGTTCCGTAAGCGCCGCTGTAGGCTTTCGGTATCCACACACCATCGTCGTTGTACTCACCAAAATCAGAGGCTTCTTTTGCAGTCCCGTCGATGAAATGTATTTCAGCTAAGTACGCATCCAAGTAAAAGGTAGTAGTGTGATGTGCTTCACCAATCTTATGCTCAACATTATTATTGATAGCCCCTTCAAACTCTTGGTCTGGTGTGGCTGCTTTTGTAAAATCGGTTACCTGACTGCCATTGATATAGAGCTTAGTGCGGTTATCTGCTGACGCTTGCGTAGTATCGAATTGCCAGACCACGTGAAACCACGCAGCGGGGTCACGAAAAACTTGATCAGTGTACCAATTAAGGTCTGTGCCTGAACCTTCATTTAATATGGTTATCATTTCTCGGCTGGCGGCATCAGGGCCAAGTTGTAAATACGCTCCCCCTGCTGACGAAAATATTATTTGTCGTCCGCCCGTAAGGTTTGCTCGTTTAACCCAAGCTGAAAAAGTCCAAGTTTTACGATTACCGGCACTGCTGAGAGTACGAGACATATGAGCAGAATCGTCGTCATTAAACCGAATAGACTGACTTATCTCGTAGTCCGCTCCAGCGTTAGCCAGCCATTGTGAGCCGAACATTGTCATTAGCTGAACGCCAACTGCGGTGCGCCTAGCTGAATACTACCTGACGCCTTGACGAAGTATGGGACTACATCGACTGCATTTGCTGCGGTACTTAGTGTAATGCCGCCTCCAGCGGGGCTTTCGTAATCCGTTCCAAGGCTAAGAGTTCTAGAACCCGTTCCGTCTTGGATGAACACGAATACACCAGATTGACCTACCGATTCCGTAGATGGGTTAGCCAAAGTCACGCTTCCCGTAAGAGTAAGCACAAAGTTCTGATGAGCAGAGAAATCAATCGTTACACTGCCTGTGTTCGACGTATCAGTGTCAGTCTCTGCAAGAATAATCGTGCCACCGTTAAGCTGCCCAGCAACCGTCACATTGGTGGTGCCTGTCGGAATCTCAATGACATCCGCATCAGCATCGTTCTTGATTGTGACATCGTTGGTCGAGCCTTGGCCCGTTAGGATCAAGCCTTCCGCAGCGGTGTAACCAATCGCGGCATTGTCTCCGGCAGCGGTGTCTCCGGCAGGCTCTACTGTTCCAGTAGCCGTTACGTTACCCGTGGCAGCTACTCCAGCACTTGCGGTAACCAAGCCTGTTACACCAAGTGTGCCAGCCATTGTGACGTTCTGTGTTCCCGTAGGAATTTCAATTACATCAGCGTCAGCGTCATTCTTAATCGTGACATCGTTAGTGCTGCCCTGCCCTGTAAGAATCAGACCTTCGGCAGCAGTATAACCAATCGCGGCAGAATCTCCAGCAGCGGTATCTCCATCTGGAGTAAACGTACCAGCGGTAAGGTCTCCGACAACATCAAGTGTACCCTGCATTGTAACGTTTTGTGTTCCCGTAGGGATTTCAATTACATCAGCGTCCGCGTCATTCTTAATGGTAACGTCGTTCGTGCTACCCTGACCGGTTAGGATTAGCCCTTCGGCAGCGGTGTATCCAATCGCAGCGTTGTCGCCAGCAGCGGTGTCCCCATCAGGCTCAAAGGTTGCTGCTGTAGCGACACCAGTTACATCAACAGATGCTAACGTGGAAGTCCCTGAAACATCTACGTTACCGTTGATGTCGATAGCCGTTGCCGTAAGGTCAATTTCGTCCGTAGCAGCGACAGAAAGAACAGTAGCGCTAGAGCCATGAATAAACTGGCTAGCGTCGTTAAACTGAATCTTGCGGGTGCTGTTTAGCAGAACACCTGTATCAGCAACGTGGGTAAGTGTGGTATCCGTGTCGGCACCAAACCCTAATACGGCTGCGTCTGATTTAAGAGTTAGGTCATCCCCGACAGTAACATCGCCAGCCATATCTACTTGCGTTGTGCCTGTGGGAATCTCGATTACATCTGCGTCTGCGTCGTTCTTAATAGTTACGTCGTTAGTTGAACCCTGTCCGGTAAGGATAAGACCTTCAGCAGAAGTATATCCCATCGCGGCATCATCACCTGCAGCCGTATCACCTGTAACAAGAAGGGTTCCTGCGGCAGTAATATCACCAGTAGAAGTAATAGCGCCCGAAGCGGTTATAGCAGCGGTCGTAAGCGTACCAGTGACGTTGGTTATCGCTTCAAGGACGTTAGTACCATCGCAAAACAAGATAGACGTAGTACCATTGGGTATAGCAATTCCGGTACCAGAAGCAGTCTTCAGGGTTGCTGCCTGACCCACAGCGTTTTTTACAACATATATCTTGGAGATAGCGGGGCAGATAACCGTTGCGGCATTGGTGCCTAGTTGATCTCCTGTGTCAGTAAGACTAAGCATCGCCGCCCTAGATTCTGCGGTGGTGCCGTTCGCTGTCGTGAGAGTATGGGAGTTAGTAGACCAACTATTGATAGTGCTGTAGCCAGCAATAGCCTCCTCAATCATGGTGGTTATATTGTCGTTTACTACAGTACCCCAAGATCCATCTAGCTCCCCTTGAGTAGGTTTAGCTAGGGCTAGTTTGGGTGTATAAGTTGTTGCCATTTGTCTTACCCTCTACGATCACTGCCGCTGTAACATAACATCACGTATAGTTATAATACAGCAGCATTTTGCCAATTCGGTGTTTGAGAAGTGCTTATTGCCGCGTAACTAGGTGTTTGGCTTACATCCACATCAGACCAAACAAGAACAGTGCCAACAGCGCCAGTTGCAAACACTCCAGTAGCCGGAACATCTACGGCCCCTACTACCTCTACGCTCGCTAAAGCAGAAGTGCCTACAAGCCCGGTTACGGAAGTGTTAGCCGCACCAGAAACTGTTACAGTGCCTAAACCTGACGTACCTGCTAGCCCGGTAGTAGAAACCGGAAGTGCAGTATTCCAAGCGCCTTGGCCCCAAGTACCTCTCCCCCAACCTCCTAAATCTGTGTTCGACATTACTTAAACATGCTCTACGCTATACGTATGATAGCAGCGCTATTCGTAGCATTAGGGAATTGAACTACAAAGTTACCCCCTGTGGAAGCCTTATCCGCCCCAAAATCTAGTACAGCTACAGCCGGGTTACCAGAACCAGAGTTACGGTAGATTAAAGCGCCACGAGCCGTAATTGTTGCATTACTCCATGTAGCATCTGCAAAATCAAGAAAAGCAGTGGTGCCAGATCCGCCATCAGTTGCTGCGGTAGAGATAGTAAGGCTTTCGCCTCCCGCCGTGTAACCAGTACCGGATACCTCGTTACTCGTACTGTAAGCGGTTGTAGCCGCGCTTAACGTAGCACTAGACGTATACAACGCTATTTTAAACGTATCGCTTGTATTAGAGCTAAAATCCATCTCGCCGCCAAGGAGCGCCACTTTGAAGGAAGTCGCCATTGCTTGTGTAATCGCCATAATATGCTCCTAGCTTACCGCTTGTCGGTACTGACCCGAACGGTATGTATCTTCTCGTAATTTACCATCAGCAAGATTTTTTAACAGGCCAATAGATTGTGCGTATAGTTTCTCATAGTTGGTTATAACGTCTGGCTCGCCTTTCATAAATCGAATAGCTTCAATAAGCGCTCCATTTAACAGGGCAGAGTCAAAGTTATCGCCCAACCACGTTGTGCTAGCTGTAACAATAGATGCTGGGTAGTATCCGTAATGTAACTCTACTGTGTACCCACTGTTGGGTGTCGGCCCCAGTATAATTGCATCTTCAGAAAAAAGCGCATAGTGCGCGGGTACACCCGTTGTAGCAGGGTTGGGGTAGGCTTCACGTATAAAATTAACATCTTTATTTAAAAGATACGTGTATACACCACTACTATCTAATACTGCTAAACTATAGACATAAAGAAAATCTGAAGGAACAGTTAAATACTTATTAGCATTAGTTAAAGTACCAGTTTGGTTTCTACGCAAAGCGGGTATTTGCACAGAATTAAATATCTTCTGTTCTGCTTGATCTGTAAACATAGCAAGCTGTGCATCTGTAAAAGTCATTTCACAGATGTCTTGTATGTTAGTTTTTAACTCTGTGTAGTTCATATCTCATTAAACTCCTAGGAAACAGCCACTACAACGGTGCCTACAGACCCATTAGCTTTTAAATCATCGGGGGTTAGCTCAAAAGGATCATTACCATGACCAACAGGCTCCCATCCCCACTGTATACCTCTGCTGCTGTTATTACCGGACGCTCCAAGACTCGTATCAGGTCTTGGGTCTCGTAAAGCCTGTGGATCGTCTACAGGATACTCACCTTGGCGGTTCTGAGGGTGGTCAGGATCAACAACATCTTTGCCAACACGCAGTCCGGTCTTAATACCGTTACGAACTTCGTAAACAAGGTCTCTTAACGGATACCTAAATCCTGTACGGTCACAAAACCCAAAAGCATTTTTGCCAGATGCGAATCTACTGGACATCGCTACACCCTAGCCATACGCGGCACAAAACGTGCGGAGGTCTTATCTCTATCTTCCCCTGCGGCTAATTCAAATTGTGCCTCATACTCTGCCTTTAACATAGGCAACCTAGGAGCAAGTTCGGGGTCTTTCATAGCGTTCTGATAAGCTAGACCAGCTACTAAACAAGGCAAAAACCGGAAGTTCATGTCCGCAGTTTCTACACCACTACCCGCATCTTCAATACGGCGCATACGCCAATATATAAACGTGTAATCGTTTGAATCGGGTACAGGCCAAACATTTATACGAGGGGCATCAACTAAACGTTCTATCCAGACCTGTATGGGCCTACCACGTATTAGTTTGTTAGGGATCGAAGCATACGTACTCACACTAATCCGACTTATATTAATATCAGACTGTGTGTTAGTGTTCCCCGCATTAGTGCGGATAGACTGCTCTAGCAGGTCGATAGTGTCAGCAGGGAGAGTATATTGGGATGTACCCGTTGTCAGAGAAACGGTCTTCTCTTCTATAGTCCATAGGTTTATACCACGGTTCTGCCACTCAATAGTAAGTAAGTTCATGGATCTACGGGCAGTACGTAGATCATACCCAGAACGCATCTCACGGCCCGCACGTTCCCACGCTTCTTCAGCAATCTCTGTGAAGTTCATATCAAACGCGGTTGTGTTCGATGTAGCCATTATGCTTTCCTATACCTTCTCGTCTTTTTCGCTATACTCTTTGGCTGCTTTACGAACTGCTTCCCGGCAGCAGTCCCCCGGCGCTTTGCTCGCGTGGTCGCTGCATACTCCTGCGGAGACAACGATTTTATGGCCTTCTCCGGTAAGTATCGTTCGCCCGTCTTCTTCGATGGTTTTCCTGATTTCGTGCGCCATTTCTGTTTTGTCCAATTCTTTAATGACCGTTGCGACTTCTTCAAACCACCAGATTTGTAGTACCTTCGCATTACGACTTGTAGCCCCCACCAGCCTTCTTGTACCGCTGGGCTAACATTTGCGCTTTACGGGCGGACCATTGGCCGGGATTTCCCCCTTTGCCACCAGCTTTAATGCTATTAAACAAGCGTTTTCTCATACCCGGTTTGGTATAATTACCAGCCTCATTAACCCGAGACTTAGTCTTCCCGCCTGTTTTGTAGTACTGACGCATTAGGAACCCTTCATAACTACCATTTTGGCCTTACGGACACCTTGACGAGCTACGCCACAACCACGGACTTTACCGCCCTTGTTGTACTTCTTAGCCTTAGTATTACCGCCTTTTTTATACCCTTTGATTTCTTTTCGTGCCTTCATAGCGCCGGTATCAAAATCGCTCTCAATACCAATAGCCCTTCCACCCGAACGTATAGCATCGCCTATATTGTCCGTAGCCTTATCAAGGAATCGGTTGGCACGACCTTCAAAGCCCGGCTTCTCGTTGCCAGCCATCTCGTTAGCCATCCGGCTAGAAGCACGGTCATAGCCCATTTGTTCACGTCGAGCGCGCTGCTGGGCTTCCGTCTTCTCGCGGTTCTGCCGCGCTCGTTCTTGCGCTGCTTCGCGACGTGCCTTTGCTGCGGCTTTCATTTCTTTGCGCCGAGTGTTCCTATCAGCAGCGTTTTGATTTCGTTTACGCTGGGCGGCGACCGCCTTATCCGCTTTTTCTTTAGCTGTCATTTTCATAATCAAGCACCTTTCATCTTAATCATTTTGGCCTTACGGACACCTTGGCGAGCCATACCACAACCACGAGGTTTACCACCTTTAACGCCGCCGCCATGACCGTACTTCATCATACCGCCGCCCATCATCTTCTTCTTTTTCTTCTTCTTGGGGCGCTCTGATGGAGGTAAGTCCATACCTTTGAAGCCTT